GAAAAATATATTAGTTGTAAAGATTGTGTGAAGCTTTGTAATATTAACAAATTGTGAACAAAATGAAATTCCCATGAACTTCATGAACAATTTGTTAATATTACAAAGCTTCACACAATCTTTACAACACACACAACATCTATTCATAATTACCATATTTAGCATATGCTGAGTTTAAATTACACTTCGTTAAAAATTTAACGAAATTCACAATTACTATAGTTAGCATATGCTAACCACATCTTAACATAAATTCAATATATTCAATATTAATCATTTACAGTTTATATCTTACACATACACAATATTATGTTATACTATAAACACAAACGAAAGGAGATAGACAAATGAATGAATATAAACACTTCAAAGATTCATTAGGTATGGATGATGATTTTGAACTTCATACGTGGGCGGAAATTGACCGATTAAATAAAGTATGTGACGATTATTTTATATATCGGGGATACGCGATAGACGATGATGCTACAGGATGTTATACTGTATTGTTGTATAATGCCCAAGGCTACTGCGTATTAGATTATCACATAGGAAGTAAAACGGTATTATTAGCACCTCAAGGAATTGAGTTTATGAACGGTGATGATGTTATAACATTTCGCGCGTCAGACGGTACTATATACTCTCATTTTTTAAAAGGCGGAATTCATCAAGAGGATTTAAACTCAATATATGAATGTGTTAATAGTAAGTCAGGGTTGGCAAAATGTAGAGTTGACGACTACTACAATGTTTTAGTATGGGAGAGTTTAGACAATGACGAAAACAGACAAAATGATTAAATTATATAATTATTATGAAATAATGTACCGTCGACACTATAGTGTCTGCAAGAATAGTTTGGAAACTGATCTCTATCAAGCGAAGCTGTCGGCAGTTAAAGAATGTTTAGATATTATGACAGAGGATAACACAAATGACAGATAGACAGGAATACCGGAGATTGTATTATATTCTTAAGAAGCGCGAGCAAAGGTTTTCAGCGTCTAAGGAATGGTCGGATTATGACAAAGTACTTAAAAGCGGATTATTTGATTTAGAATCCCCTAAGGATATATCAGATGAGGATTTACCCTTTTATCGTGAAATTGCAGAGAATTTATACAAAAACAAATTCGCGAGTATTGCAGGACTGCGACAAATTAGAAAAAAGGCTGTTAAGACGCTTCAAAGTCATGATTATAATATTACAGAGGCTCAATATAATAAGTTTGCGGATTTTATGGCGGCGGCGAAGAACACAAAACTAATAGATATATATTCGTCGGAGGATCTTGCACGTGCATTTATTAATGGAGATGCTAAAAACGAGACTGTCCAAAATATTATTAACGAAATCAGTTAATAAGTATCTGGAAGTAATAGCGTCATGGGATATAGAAACGAGTAAAATTGAATACAAAGATGAGACACATGCGTTTATGTATATATGGCAGTTGCATATATGGGGCATCCCTGTAATATATGGCCGAACTTGGGAAGAATTCATAAACGTGATTGACGAAATAAACCGGATAATTCCAGAGAAGAAACGATTAATTATATATGTTCACAATTTAGCTCACGAATTCCAATTTTTAAAGGGCATTCATGAGTTTGACCGAAAAGAAGTGTTTTTAGTTGACGTTCGAGAACCTTTGTACTGTGTGTGGGATAAAGTGGAATTTCGTTGTAGTTACAAGCTTGCGGGAACAGGTCTTGAACGGTTTATGAAAGATATGAACGTTCCTAAAGCATTACAGAAAACGGAAATGAATTACGACGTAGTACGTTATCCTTGGACGGAAATAGAAACTGAAGATTTAATTTATATGCGAAATGATGTTGTAGGGTTATCATGCGCTATTAAATCACTGTTAAAAGCTAACGGCGACACACTAAACACAATCCCGTATACTTCAACTGGATATGTCCGGCGTATGGCTAAAAAAGTGTTATTTCCATATAATGGAGTATTACGCGGACTGGTGCCAACCTTGCATGTGTTCGAGCTATTAAGGGAAGCTTTTCGAGGAGGAGACACTCACGCAAACCGTTTTTATGTTGGAAAGATATTAGAAAATGTGGGCAGTTATGACCGCGAAAGCTCATACCCTTACGAGCTGGTAAATAAAAAATTCCCGCTTACGGAATTTAGAGAAACAACTGATGATATTAAAACAATTATGCTCAACTCGGAAAAGTTCGGATATGTATTCAGGGTTCGATTGGAACACGTAGAGCTTAAGAAATGGCATCAACCGTACATATCCTTTAGCAAATGTAGGAATATAAAAAACTATTTGCTTGATAATGGACGAATATTATACGCTGAAAGTTTGGAGACAACAATAACAGAAATTGACCTAATAATATTATTGGAAGATTATAATATCGCTCTGGGAGACATAGCAATAATAGAATGTTATAAGTCTCTCAAACGATATTTACCCTACGAATTTAGAAAGTTGGTGATTGATTTGTTTATAAAAAAGACAGAGTTGAAAGGCGGAGAAGATAAAATTTCATACGCCGAGTCAAAAAAGAAAATCAACGCGTTGTATGGTATGACGGTACAAAACACTTTGAAAGACGATATAGCGTATCTTTTTTCAACTGACGAATACTATCTCATAGACACAAAAGAGGAGAAGCTTGCTAAAATGAAGCGAGCACCATTTCTCCCGTATGCTGTGGGGGTGTGGGTTACAGCTTATGCCCGGCAGGACTTAAAAGCTTTTATGTGGATAGTCGGAAGAGATTTTGTATATGCGGATACAGATAGTGTTAAATATATCGGTAATTATACTCCAACAGATTATAATAACCGTATGGTCGCAGAGGCTCAAAAAATGGGCTACAAGGCGGTTGACATAAAGGGGGGCACTCATTATATGGGTGTATATGAAAACGAGGGAATAAGCGAAAAATTCGCCACTCTGGGGGCGAAGAAATACGCACAGGTTAAGGACGGAGAATTAAAAGTGACTGTGGCAGGGGTGAATAAATTCCGAAAAGGCAATAATCCGTCCGGCGCAGAAGAACTCGGCGATATTGAAAAGTTCAAAGACGGGTTCATCTGGAGTAAAGCCGGAGGGACTCGGGCTATTTATAATGATAATGATACGGACATAGATATACAAATTGATGGGCATAATCTTCACATATCGTCTAATGTCGCAATAGTTCCAACAACGTATAAGCTTAGTACAAGTATAGATATAGAAGATATTTTGAAACGTATCAGCAATTCATCCCTTGAATGGTTACGAAAAAATTATTTTGATATGGAAAAGATACGATGGATAGAGTAAAGAAAAGTAAATTATATCAACCGTCAGGTTATCCGGATATTGAATATCTGCTAAGTAAGGGATTGCCGTTTATGTGGCTAATTGGCGGTCGAGGAATTGGAAAGACTTATACTATACTTGAAACAATAGTATTAAATCATCATACTAAATTTATACTGCTAAGGCGTAAAGCTTCTGAAGTTAAAAAGCTGTCAACCGAAGCGTTCAATGTTTTTAAAAAACTAAATTCTGATAAAGGGATAGATATTAGACCATATCCGAATGGCGATGATTGTTATAGCTTTTATTATGCAGATGAGGACGGCAAGGCGTGGGGCGAATGTCTCGGATATATGATGAGCTTGTCAACCTTTGCGAATTTCCGCGGCGGTGATATGACGGATATTGATTTTATAATACAGGATGAGGCAATACCTCAGACATTAAAGGGGCAAAGCATGAATGGCGAGGCTTTCACGTTCTTCAATGCTTATGAGACAATCAATCGTAATAGAGAGTTAGAGGGTCGCCCGGCACTCCGCGTTATTAGCATATGCAATTCTACAATTTTAAACAATGACTACTTTTTAACGCTTAATATGATAAGTCCAATTATGGAAATGTACCGTAATAAGAAAGAATTGAAAATAGACCGCGAACACGAACGGCTAATAGCGTTATATCTAAATTCGCCAATAAGCGAGCGCAAAAAGAAAACGGCATTATACAAATATACTAAAGATACAGCGTTTGCAAATCAAGCTATTGATAACCTGTTTGAGGATATGGACAGCTTCTTAGATGTGTCACGTCCACTTGCTGAATATATACCTGTTGTAACAATAGGTGAAATTACAATATACCGGCATAAATCCAGGCAAAAACCGTACTACTTGTCAACACATAAAAGCGGAGCACCTAAAGAATTTAAGCTTAATGAATATGACATCTTGGTGTTCCGCAATAAATACCGAAATATTGTAAATTCCGTGTATTTTGGAGAAGCTGAAGCGGAAAAAGGATATTTATTAAAATTGTTATTAAAATATATAAAAATGTATTGAGGTGTATAAATGAAAAATAATTTTACATGGATAGAGATGTTGAAATTCTGGGCTGCTCGATTACTTATAGTTACCATTATTACGGTAATTTTAATTTGTATCTTATATTTTAAATATAGATAAATATTAATTATTAAAGGAGAAAGAAAATGTATAACAAAACAGTAATTCAAGGCAGATTGTGTAAGGAGTGGAGCGAGGTTAAAACAAGTACCAAAGTTATGGTTGCAAACTCTATGGCCTGCCAAATATTCAAAAATACAGTATTTTATGATATTATTGGTAATAAGGAACAATTAAAAAATGTGCTGCAATTTATTCCTAAAGGTGCAGAAGTAATTATTGAGGGTGTCGTAGAAAAGCCCAAAAAATCATTAGATTATAACCTTAGATTATTTATTGATAAGCTCTATATAGTCCGGGGTATCAAGCCGGATGAAACGGACGATGAGCCTCAGACAGCTTCTAAAAGGCCAATTGTTAATGACGACGATTATTGTCCATTTTAAAAAATAAAGCGGGCAAAGCCCGCTTTTATTTATGTCTACACGTTACAGTCCAACTTCCGGAGAACGCTACGCCATTTGAATATAGTAATATTACAGGCACTCCGGATACTGGAGACACGGAAATTAATGTTGAAACTCCACCTATTAAATTTGTAATATCAGCGTCAACAATATAATAATTTGTTAAATCGATATCCGTTCCGATTATTTTTAATATGTTATATCCTGTTTCTGGACCCTCAGCAATTCTTGTTACTCCAGTAACTGAAGAAGTAAACACTTTTTCAACGGGTTCTATAGTTGCTGACGGAGCGTTAGTATATGTTATAATATAGTTATTATTTCGGAGGACATACCCGGTGCTATTTGCACTGTCAACATATAATTGCTCAGTCACATTATCCGTTGTAATGTTCAAATAAATTTGTGGTGAATAATTATTAACTACTATTGCATTAAGAATATTTTGTAATATAGTAAGCTGTCCTGATGAAATAGTTTCGCCGTTAGATGAAATTACAAAGTGTGGATAGTGTGAAATATATCCTAACGATTTCTCTAAATATACAACTTGATCACTTGCGGTTAAAGAAATATCAAATGTAGAATTGGCGCCATACGATGCGAGTTCCTTGAAATTTATTGCAGAAGCATCATTAGAATATAAATAGCAACGAATACGTTTACCCGTGGCACTAAACGTCACATCGCCATATACAACCGATTTTTGTCCAATATACTCCGATATTGTTGCGAAACTATAATTACAACGTGAGGTTTCAGGAGATATAGTAAACTTCACATATAATGACGTTTTGTTCACCGCTTCCGTAACCGCACGTTGTGACATTACCGATGTTTGACTTGTACCGGATGATTGAGATACCTCTACAATGGGCATCGTTTCATAATATATGTTATTAGATACAGTGTTAATCCCTATATAAATGAGGTTATTGGATTTTGAAAAAGGAAAAGTCTTAAGTCCCACAGTCGGCGATGTTGGCAAACCTGATTCATATAAACTATAGGTAGCATTATCTGAATCTAAGAGATAATATCGGACGTTAGCTCTGGTGCGGTAATTTAGTAACTCGGACATCGACACATTAATCGTAATGTCCGATGAAGTACGTTTAATAACAACATAAAAACGTGTAAGAGCGTTCTCAATAGTTGATAATCTCAACCTGTCAGAATTAAAATTAGATTCCGTCTCACCTTCAAAAGAAGCAAGATTAGCTATATCCTGATTGACTTTATTGGTTAATTCCTCGACTGTAGTATTAAGACTGTTAATTCTGGAGCTTAAAAAATTCACTTGTACCGTTACAGCGTTTTGGCTCATTACACGCGTTGTTGAATCGCCAGTTGTTTGAACTATTAAGTTTTCAAATTGATTTATTAAATCTTCTATTTCACTTTTAGCGGATTTTACATATTCAATTATCCAGTCAAGGTTTATGTCGTGAAAATTTGTATAAGGAAAATAGTACATTGTTTCACCTCTTAATATAACAAAATACAGAATTCATTTTTAAATTCGTCACATATATATTTATTAAAATCGAACATAACTAAGTCTCTTTGACTTTGCGCCATTTGCTGACTTGTAGTTACTCCGATGTTTCCGTGACGACTTAGCGTTACTGTACGATTTAATATATCACTTCTGCTTATATCGAGCTTTTGCGTATCTGTAAATGTGTGTTCCTCTGTGGTTGTATGTGTTAATTTGTCAGTTCTGGTATTAGTAGAAGTAGTACTAAAATTATCAGTGTCACTATGCGCATCCGCTAATGTTGATGAATTAAATGCCGATACTTTATGCGTAGTAGTTCCGTCACGACTGGCATTCCCGTTGTCGGATACTGTTCCGGTATCATTAGTCGTAATACTATCTTCATTGGTTGTCCCTCCACTGTGTGTATGCGTATCAGTTCCGGTATTAGTATCTTCTTGCGTAGTTGTCTCTTCCATATTGTAATTTTCAAGAGGTTTAAACGATTTATAGAATTCCGTAGTAGTGGTATTATATAATTCCGTAAATCTCACATCATTTACCTGTGCCCATGCACTAATAGCAATTTCAGCAAAATTAGGGTTGGGAAATATGAATTCAAGCTCCGCAGTATTCATAAGAATATATCCTGCCAGCTGTGTTGACATCCAACTGCTTGAAACATTAAACCAACTTTTAAATTTAACAGCCAACTGCTCAAAGTCAGCTGTTGTCGGAAGCGTTGAGTTGATTATTCCCATTATTGAAAGACAAGCGTCCATTAACCTCTACCCTCCATTTAACCGACAGATTACCCTCAAGTTCAGGGAATATTTCTATAGCCTGCTCAATACCTCGCTGGACTTCCTTTAAACTCATATCCATTGCGGAGAACGACTGCTGAGTATTAGCATTAACCTCCGAAGTTATAAGACGCTCTTTTTTATCCGTATTGGCTGTAGGTATTCCAATTCTATTAAGAAAATCATTATACAGATTTTTAAGAAGTCCGTGTAAATCATTAGCTATGAAATTATTTCTAATTTCATTATTAAACTTTACCCAGTGGGGGTTGTGTTCTTCATCAAATAAATTTTTATCTATAAAAGCCGCAGGTTCACCACTGGCAATTTTATCCATAAACTTCTTAAAAGTTTCTGCTCCGGCTTTATTATCAGAAGCGAAGACATAAGCAAGTTTTGAATTCAGTATATTAGTATCAAGTGTTTCCGCAGTTAACGCCATCATATCACCGTAATAATTTACAATGTCGAGCATTCCGCAGTAATCGGGACGTATTCTAATTACCGCACATTCTTCACCGATTACAGGTTCAAGTATTTGATTTATTCTCGGATTAGAAATTACAGCGTTAGTAGGTTGATACTGTACATTATATCCTTTTAATCCCGCCTGTTGTGGAATTATACCGAACGCCGGAGTATCAATAATTGTAAAATATCCCCATGAGAATAGAACAGCTTTGAAATAATTGCTATCCCAATTCTCCGGGATTTTCCATTCCCAAACACTTAATAAATCAGAAAATAAATATCGTCTGAAAAATGCTGACAACGCGGTATTCGTTACATGTATTGTTGACGGCGTAACAGGTGCCGTTTCAAGCATGATATTACCGTATGAATACGGCACACTATTCATAGAAAAATCCCCCATTCAAATATTCTTCAATTTTTGCGCGTTCCGGTGCGAGACACGGGAATTCGACCTCTGCATTAGCACACTTAATAAAACCTCCTACAGTGTTCAACACCGCCGGCGCGCAATATGGACGGCCAAACTCTGAATTATATTCGTCAGCTATTGAATAAAATGCTGAACATAATCTATTACTTTCAGCAAAAGAAAATGTTGCTAAATCCCCACCTGTTCCAGTCTCACGAATAAGCGGTACTCCAGCAATTGCCGCCCAGTTGCTCACACCTGTTTCAATAGTCATATTTGACCCGTTTCCTGTCAAAGTGCTAATAATACTTGAAGCTGAATTGGCTATCGCTGTTGCTCGTGAAAGTTCCGATACGGCCTGAACATTAAGAAGCACATCAACTCCAACCTGTGCCTCTGATTCAGCAATTATCATAGAATTGGAACCATTAGATACACGTAACCAGCCCCGGCCAGAATATGCGTCAATACCAATATAAATTTTAATAGACGTTTCATTAGCGATTAGACTACAATCCAAAGGAATCTTACCAAAAGGCTTAATTGATAATATACGCTTAGTATATAAATCTGAATTTACATAGCTTCCGCGGCTCGATGTTTGCGGATGCCGTGGCAAAGTGATTCTTCTTTGAACACTTGAATATGCTTGTGTGTCGGATATTATTCGACATGTGGCGGGCACGCTCCAATATCCCATATTTACACTGTCTACCACAGTTCCGCCAAATGAACTTCTGTACATCCTAATTGATTTTATAAAGTCCAACGGATTGAATATTGAGGGGTCGTAAGTAACATCTGCCGTTGAAGCGTTCCACCATGAATTACTATTATAAATATTTTGAATGAATGTTGAATACTGAGAGGATGAAAAAATATAATAGGTTATACCTGTTGTCCCTCCACCTCCACTGATACCCACAATATAATAAGTTTCATTAATCCATGGAGAATCAATATCAGTTATTGTAACACTGGGGTCTGTCATGACCGGATACACAGTATCTGTAATTCTGCCGTTAAATGACCCGCTGCACCGCTCGACATAATGTGTACCTGTTCCAATATCCCCTTTATATGTTGCCAGAGGGTCAACTTCAAGTGTTGCAATCCAATTCCGCTCCGCCCATTCCCATTCCGTCACAAAATAAAATCTCTCAAAAGCATCAATATAAGCATAATTATAGCTTGCAGGATAGCTTTCAGGGAAATAATCGCCCGCCCCGGCAGCCTGAAAGATAATGATGGGTTTTAGTATTGTACAATTATCTTTCAGCGTTCCGGTGTATGTAACCCCCTCTGTGGGGGGTGTTTTGGTTGAATTATTCCGCTTTCCAAATCCTGAATATAAAGTAACTTTCATAATATTAATCCATTGTAAATACTACAGCATTTTCGGTAAAGTCGTTCCAAAATCTATCCGTAAAATGCCATGCAACATTATAATAACCGCCTGAAATATTAAGCGGACTTGTTGCACTCCATTCATTGCATACTGTCATTCCGCAGCTTTCCTCATCACAAAGAATAGCTAACACCTTCGGAACCGACACCGGATCACTTGGTGTAGTAATAGTTCCGTCAGCCTTGAGATACGACGGTGTAACATTAATAGTGTCTGGAGTGTCTACAGCCTGCCAGAAATTAACCGTTTCATGGTCAGCATAACGGAGAAACGTATCATGATATGTATCAGCTATTACTCGTGCCGTACTATCATACATAGTAGGAGCGTACATATAAAGTCTCTGGTTTTCATACGGCGTATGACGAGTTATTGCTTTACCAGTTACATTGATATGATGAAGCTGTAAACGTTCTGTAAGAAGCGCTGAAACTGTAGCTATTCGAGCATATACAAATTTCATAAAGTCGGGGTATACATCCGGAGCCATAATGGTTACCGCTGTATATTTCCCGCCGGTCTTTGCGTTATATTCAGTCAGCAAATGAACTTTCTGTTCGTCACCCCCGCCGGACACAATTCCGCCGATAAGGTTAGAAAGAGTTGCACGTTTAAGGTTTTCATGTGCTGTCTCTATCATATCCATAATATTTCCGGTAACCATAGAATAAAAACTTGCCAACTCTTCAGGGCCCGTAAATGCACATTCTATCTGCTCACGAAAATACGAACGCTCAATACTAAACACATTAGCGCCATAAAAATTTGTCTGCAATATATTGGGACGGCGAAGCTTATACATGTCTACACTCTGTCCGTCGTCAGGCAATGCGAAAGATGTATCATCTATATAATCACCATCAGCAATATTCAGCTTTCTTCTAATATTCCCCCAACGTTCCTTGTCAACCCTCAGTCCCGGGAACTTTTCGGAATAGGGTCTAATCGAAAAAATTGTCCGATTAACCATCTGCGTTATGGCGTTCATTACAGGGTCGGTTCCATTTTTTAACGCTGTTGTAGCTACCGATACAAAATCCCCAGTAGTTGTGGGGGTCAAAACCTTTTCGCCTGTAGCCTGTTCCACAATTGACGTTAATACCGTTGAAATTTGGTTAAAATTCAACTCATTTACACTTGCCA